TGCTTTTCTAGCTGATAAAGTTGGCACTATGACCATGAAAGGAGGGAATACTGATCAGCTTTATCAACAGAATGAAAAGTTTGATGGGCGTTTAGCTATGGCTCAAAGTTTGGTAGAGCAACATCCTGACATTTGCAAAGTAGTTCGCAGGTTTAATAGATGGCAGCATTTAGTTGATTATTCGCCATTTAAAAAGAATAAACTTATAAAAAAGGAAAGCTTGGGAGTTATTAAAGGTAAAAATGAATATGGGATGAAAATGAGGCGTAAGAATGGGAAATAAAGGAAATAAAGAATTATATCCTGTGATGGTTGAGCCCTATTTAGATGAAGTGGAAGAGCTAACAAAAGAAGGGTTCAATGAGAAAGAAATTGCGGCTGTTTTTGGGGTTAGTGAAAGAGCTTGGAGAGTATATAAGAAAAAATATCAAGCACTTGCTGCCGCTGTAAAAGCAGGGAGAAGGAAATCACAGAAAGAGATTACAAATGCTCTCTACAAAAGAGCCACAGGATTTAAAGAGCAGGTTGAAGAACTTGTGGCTGTGAAAGATGCCCAAAATAACATTGTTAGACATGATGTGAAAAGGGTCAGTAAGTATTTTCCCCCTGACATGGGGGCAATAAGGATGTGGCTGAATTACAGACACCCTGACAAATGGGGCGATAAGGTTTTGGACAGACAGACAGAAATTGAAAAGGTCAGAGAGGTTTATAAAAAGAGAGAAGTGCAAGGATTGAGTGCCTTGGAGACTGCAAGGGCATTAGAAGTGGAGGGGGTTTCAATTCCTGAGAGTCTGCGCCTTGAGTTAGCTAAGGAAACAAAAGAAACCATCACAACTTTAGAAAGCAATTCAATCCGCATTGTTTTGCCAAGTGAACTTGAAGAAAAGGAAGCTGTAGAGGCTGAAAGTTAGAAGTGCCTCAGGACATACAGCTTTTATCTCATCAGTACAAAGTCTTAGCCTCTAAGAAGAGGGAGATTTTTTTAGGTGGTGGGGTTGGGGCAGGTAAAACAATGATTGGCTCATTGTGGGCGATTCTGAAAGCTAGGAGAACCCCCAAAGATGTCTATGGGTTGATAGTTAGTAACACCTACCCTCAACTGTATGACACAACGATCAGAGCCTTATATGAGATAGCAGATAAAGCAGGGGTTAAAATGTTACCTGCTCAAATTCCAAGAGGGAGAGGCCCAACAGATTTATTAGTACAAACAACTTCAGGGCAGACTAGAATTTTAATTAGGTCATTAGAACATTATGAAAGGCTTTCAGGGTTGGAAGTTGGTTGGTTTTGGGCTGATGAAGTTTGGCAGACTAGGAAAGAAGCAATTGATGTTTTAAATGCCCGTTTGCGTGACAAAAGAATGGGAAGATTACAGAGCCTTTACACTTCAACTCTAGATGATCCATCTACTTGGATGTATCAGAGATTTGTTGAGCAGATCAATCCTAAAACAACAGATGTTTTCTATGCCAAAACAGAAGACAATCCAAACCTTCCCAAGGATTATGTTGAAATCCTCAAGTCCACTTACTCTGAAAGCATGTATAAAAGGATGGTTCTTGCTGAGTGGGTTGCCCTTGATCAAAATAGGATTTACACCTCATTTACCCGTGAAGATAATGTATCAGCGGAAGTTCATTATGAAAAAGCCCTCCCTTTATTTTGGAGTCATGACTTTAATATTGGGGTGGGTAAACCAATGTCTTCCTGTGTTTTGCAGTATCATCCAAAGGCTGATGAATATCATGTTATTGATGAAATCATCCTTGATAAAGCAGACACGCATGATGCCGTTACAGAATTTCTTTCCCGCTACACCTCCCAAGGGGTTGTAGTGTATGGAGATGCAAGTGGGCAAGCTAGAGACACAAGAAGCAGACTGACAGATTTTGAAATTCTAAGAAGAGCAGGATTTACAGAGCAGAAAATTCCTCGCTCAAATCCTCCTGTTAGGGAAAGACACAATTTAATTAACGCCCTGTTAAAATCAGCAAGTGGGAAAATTAAAATAAAAATTAGTCCAAAGTGTAGAACCTTAATAAAAGGGTTGGATACTGTTCATTTAAAGAAGGGGGCTAACTATGTCGAGGATGATAGCCAAAGAGAGCAGCATGTAACAACAGCCTTGGGTTATTGCTTGTTTGAAGAGTTGGGAGGTCGCAAGGGGCAAATGAGTCAAATCAGAGCGAAAGGGATTTAACAGCATATGAATAATTATGAAAAAGAACATCCTAATTACAGCAAGATGCTGAGATTTTGGGAGAGATGCAGACACCTATATTTAGGTGAAGACGCAGTGAAAGAGTTTGCGGAAAATAGGGGGTACTTACCAAGACCTTACGCTATGAAAGCAGAAATCTATTTTGAGTATGTCAATAGAGCGACCTTACTTGGGCTTTTTGCTTCCACTGTTGAGGGAAGGCTAGGAGATATTCAAAGAAAAAAGATTTTAACAAGTGGTTCAGAAGAATTAGAGATTTTTTGGGAAACTATGACCCTAAACAATGAAGGGTTGACAGGGTTAGCGACTCAAATAATGAGGGAGTTATTAATTACAGGAAGAGGGTTAGCCCTTTTGGATTTTAAAGAAGACAATCAAAACTTTTACACTAGCCTTTATAAAGCAGAAGATATTGTTTATTGGGAAGGTGAAGCAGAGCCAACTTATATAGTTCTGAATGAGCCAAGAGTAAGGCATGAAAAAGCTAATTATTATGATGAAGATATAAGGCTAGTTCTTTCTATAGAAGAAGAGGGCTATCTAGCTTGTCGTTATCTCAAAACCCCTCAGGGTTGGGAGAAGATTGAGGAGTTGACCCCCACAGGCCCAAGTGGAAGATTGCAAGAAATCCCTGCTGTAATCTTCAACTGCGGGCATCTAGGCTGCAAAGTTGCTGACCCACCAATGCTTCACCTTGCTAATCTTCTCCTCTCAATATTTAGAAACTCAGCAGATTATGAGCAGGGGCTTCATGCCTTAGGAGTTCCAACTCCTGTAGTCTCAGGAATCAGAAAAGAAGATGCCAAGTTTGCCCTTGGCCCAAGTACCCCAATCATTCTTGAACCCCCTGACGCAAAAGTTAGCTTCCTTGAATTTTCGGGAGCAGGACTAAACCAACTCAAGGGGGCAATGGATGAAAAAGTCATGCAAGCTGTGATGATGGGGGCAAGGCTAATACAAACAAGGCGACAGGTTGAATCCGCAGAGGCTGCAAAGACAAGGATGGGAGCAGAGTCTAGCCTTTTAAATGTTTTGGTTGGGACAACTGAGCAGGGGCTTAAAAAGCTAACAAAAAAGTTTTTGACTTGGAAAGGGTCAGCCAATCCTGAAGAAGAAGAGTTTAAGTTAGAAATCAATAGAGATTTTGTTGATGAGAGCTTTAGCCCTGACAGCTTCAAAGCAATCAATGAGGCTGAATTACAGGGTGTGATTAGCCCATTGGTAGCCTTTAATCTCAGAAAGAAATTTGAGATTTACCCTGACGGGTGGACTTATCAAGAAGAACAGGAAAATCTCATGCAACTTGGGACAGGCATTTCAGCCAATGAGGGGTGATGTTAATTGCAGAAGTTGTAGAAGATGAAGTTTTTAAAAATGCAATTAACCTTTCTAAGTATGAGAAAGAATTAAATAGAAAGATTGTTAGCCCTTTAATCAAAGGGGCATGGGCTGAAGTTAGAGAAAAGCTGAAAGATTTTGATGAGCTAACAGAATTTCAGCAGCAAAGACTTGTAGCCCAAAATAACTTTCTTGGTAAAACTTTTCAGTCTCAGTTTTCTGAAGCTGAAACTGATTTAAAAGAAGAGCTTGTAGATTTCTCAGCCTTGCAAGCCCAACAAGCAATTAATGAAATAAACACTGCTGTCAAAATCCCACTTCTATCTGTTGTCTCAACCCCCAAGTTTTTTGAAACTCTTGTCGATAAAACACTGATTGAAGGGTTGCCCCTTTTTACACAACCAAACAAAAATAGTATTCCATCTTATTGGACAAAGTTGGGAGAAGATACACAGCTTCAAATTGCTCAGGAAATTAGGAAGGGGTTAATCCTTGGAGAAACCCCAAGACAGTTAAGAGCCCGTTTAATTGGCAAGAGAGATAAACAAGGCAATTACCAAGGAGGGCTTTTAAACATCACAAGAAGAAATGCGGAAGCAATCACAAGAACAGCAGTCCACTCTGTGACTAATGAAACTAGGGCTAGAATGTATGAAGAGAACACTGATGTGATTGAAGCTATTCAAAGCATTGCTACCCTAGATGGCAGAACAACCCTTCTTTGCAGAAGCTATGACGGGCTTAAATGGTCTTTACCTGAATATACCCCAAGGGGCCACAATAAAAGACATATCAGACCACCAAGGCATTTTAGATGTAGATCAGTTTTAGTTCCTGTAATTGCAGGGATTGAAGAAATTGATAAGAAAGCAAAAAAGATGGGGTTG